CCTCAATCTGAATTTTACCCCCACTGGTAAAAAAGTATCTCACTGTCGCCAGTTCAGCAATCAGACTCTCATCCTTGGGAATAACGCAGTCCCGCTTCTCCAGCCATGCCTTGGCCTTGTGCCACAGTTCAGCCTTCAAGTTCCTGTACGTACTCCCCAATGCCGGGGATTCTGCCACGTTAATGCCAATGGCTGGCAACTTCAACTCACGAAGCCTGTCCACCACACCAGCCCCCAACCCAATACTATCCACCATAATCTCATGCGGACGTTGGTCCGGTGGCAATGCCTGGTACTCAGCCATCACCGCACCAGTCAGTTGCATCAGGTCCAAGTTCTTCCACGTCTTCACTGGCTCGGTAACTGCATTACCCTGCCGCTTGCATAATGCGCTCCTGTCACTGCCAAACCTGGCAACGTCCAGCCCCCACACAACCTTGGCTATTGGGCTGACTGCTACGTCCCTGTTCGTTGCCGCCTCCAGCAGCTCCATCGGTATCACGGTATCGTCGTCGCTGCGCGGGAAGTCGCCCAGCACCCTTATTCGATAGGCGTTGCTCTCCTCACCGTACCTGGACTTCATCTCGTCCATGTAGGCGTCTGACACCCTGGGGCTGTCGGCGCAGCTCACCTTCATGGTCACCCAGTCATCCTTCAGGCGGTTGTGGGTATCAAAAAAGAATCCGCTGCTGCGTACCGGGTTACCTAAGAGTAGCGTCACGGCCTTGTGGCCCGACATACTGCCTGCCGCCGCCTCGAACACCTGCTCGGGTATACCGCTGGCCTCGTCAGCCACCAGCATCACGTTGTCGGAGTGGACGCCTTGCAGCGCCTCGGGCTGCTCTGCGCGGCTGGTCCTGGCACTGATGAACGCCTCTGTCGGTGCCTCCTTAACTTCGATCCGGTCCTGCTTCACCTCCAGCTGCTCCTGCAGTGTCGGTGGTAGCGCCTTCACCCAGCGTTTCAGTTCAGCAAACAGCGCATCGTAGAGTTGGCTGCTGGTGGGGGCTGTCACCACAATCTTCACCGGGAAGCGCAGCAGCAGATACCAGATGATGGCCCAGGACGCTGCCGTACTCTTGCCTACGCCATGCCCGGACCTGACGCTGATGCGCCTGTTGTTGGCGGCGATGTGGCCCAAGAATTCCTCTTGCCAGGGGTCGGGTTTAACGCCAAGGACTTCCCTTACAAACAGCACGGGGTTGTTTTTATACAGCTTGGCAAAGGCAAGAAACGGATTAGCGTCAGTGGTCATATTTCATATTATGCATTTTTTATTTTTTTTGGAAGGCGTGTTGCGAGTAGCGGTGGGCGGGGGGGTGCTATGTTTTATTTTTACGTTACGTTTTATTTTTTTCGGTAGGCGTTTGGTGCTGCAACTGCCGCCCCCGCCGTTGGCGCTGACGGGGGGGTCACCCGGCTGGCGCGGCAGGATGGAGCCGCCAGCGTCTGGACTCACCATGTTGCGTAAAACATACGGAAACAGCAGTTATGCACCGAATGCTTAATACGATATCCATTATGTTAACAAGCAAATGGCTTATCCACAGGCTATACAGACACTTTAGCCATATCCTGTAGTTATCCACAGGATAGAGCTGGAAAGTCTACGTTTCGCCTGTGGATAAGTCTTCGACAACCTCAAGCTGGCGCAAGGCGTCCAGGCGCAGGTTGCCTATGTTGACCGTCACCGCTGCCTGTTTCGCGCCAAATGTCTTCGCGTCCCAGCGTTCCGCCAGCCACTGGCGCGTTCGGATGCGGTGCAACGGTTTAGCCGGGTTATCGTCGGAGATGGTGTCGGCTATCTCCACAGTCTCGCAAGCCATCATATCGGCAGCACGCACGCGTGCGCGTAGTATATCCGGCTCATAACCGTTATCTTCAATCCAAGTCTCAAGCGCACGCTTGCTAATGCCCAATTCAATGCAGACATTAGCAATTGACTTACCCACCTCGATCATCGAAAAGACGATTTCCTTGTCGATTGACTCCAGCATGGCGATGTCTGCCTTCCGCTTCACATACATCTTTAAACGCTCCACAATCGTCTATCGTTGAACCAAGCACCCCAAGTACCACTCTGTACCTTTGATGCCACCTGAGTCGATTTTAACGGCTCCTAACGCCACCCATCATCCTTGCGTGTTCAAAGTTGAATAAAGGCTCCTTGATTCCCCCACTCAGGTCAACGTCAGCATCAGGCCAGTCATCAAACCCTGTCTTACCACCTGGCGTCACCTGTACCATCCTTGTGCCTGGTAATAACGCCTTTGCCTTAATAATATCCTGAATAATATCTGACTGCAATAATAACTCTAACTCCTCCATTGACCATATATGCCTATTACCAACATCAGGCCTAAACTGTTGATAATATATTGCATCAGCGTGAGTCTGGACCACCACCATCACACTCTTGTCCTGCATAACCCACTCCACTGCATTAATACTCGGCTGCTCAATATTATTATCTAATGCCCACTGGTCAAGAACACCAAACCCCTTAACCATCCCATTGACCGCCTTCTCCATCTTCTCAATGTCCCTCTCCTTCTGTGCATTGAAGACCCTCTCCATCTGCTGCTCCAGCTTCAACCTCAAGCTGGAATCCACCAGCATCTCAATGCGCCTAATTCCCCACCTAGCCTCATGGTCATTCTTCACCCGCTCCAACCTAGCCACCAAAGACTCAGCCTTCACCTTGAACTCATCCAACGGATAGCGACTAGCCTCCACCACCACTGTTTTACCTTTTGCCATTTGTTCCCCTTCCATTTGTTCCCACCTCAAAACACCCACCCAACTGTTCACAAATGGGCAAGTGTTATACCCTTGCCCCCATTTGTGAACACTTTCCTGTTCATAAATCGTCTACCATTTGTTCCCCATTTGTTCCCATTTGTGAACACCCTAAAAGTGCTCTTTCTCGCCAAACTTGGTGGTGAAGAACGCAAAATCACCGTCTAACGTCACACCCTCAAGGTTGGTTGCAGCCCTCCAAGCAGCCTTAAATTCGATGTCTCGACCCTTAACCTCACCCGTCTTACCCAACCCACGCCACACTTTTTCCCGCCAAAGAGACACCAAAGTCACCTTCTTTTGACCAAACTTGGTGGACTGAATGCGATCAGTTTCCCTAATTGACTCCACAAAAGCAGCCATTGCCTTGCCCTGGTGCTTACCCTGACCCGTCCTTTTCAGGCCAACTGGCTGCACATTTACAGCCACATCCGTAGCCTCCACCGCCAAACTCTGGGTAGATTCAAACCCTAAATTAGTATTATCTAAGTCAACCTTGACCATACGAAATCCATACTTAGCACCGTCACTTCCATCCTTCTGCTTAGTAATAGTTATATTACCAGCGCCAGCAATATTATTATCTTGTAACCCATCATTAATACGTTGGAGTTCCAACTCAGTATCTAACGCACCAAGTAGTGAACTGTGACCCCTCAGTCCCTTGGTGACATCCTTACCAACGTGGTGGACGATCTGCAATGCACAGTCCAACAGGCGCTGAATCTTTGATAGCGAGCCAATGAACGACCCCATGTCCGAAGAGTCATTCTCGTTACCACCGCCAAAAGCCCTTGCCAAGGTGTCTACCTGCACCAGCTCAAACCTGACCTGTGTCCGTGCCACTAAGTTGGTGATGGCAAGCTGGAGCTGCTGTACGTCTTCCTTTGAGCTGCGAAGGTTGAGTTGGTGCCTGATGACATAGACTGGTGCTCCAGGCTCAGTCTTGTGATGCACTCGCAGTGCCTTAATCCTTGCCCCAATGCCTCCATGCCCCTCACCACAGATGTAAAGCACTGCGCCAGGGACAGACACCTCCTTACCCATCCAAGCCTTACCAGTAGCCACCGAATGAGCAATGTCCAAGGCCACAAAAGACTTGAATGAACCTGGTGGTCCAAACAGTGCGCTGAATCCCTTTCGGGGCAGAACGTCCTGAATCAACCATTCAACAGGCTCATCCTGGATGGTGTCCCACTCCTCAATGAGAATCTTACTTTCGATTGGCTCTGGCTCTGAATCCAGTTCCTCGGCGTCTGGCTCAGCGTCTTCTTCTGGTGCTGGTGGTGGGAGATAAACAATCTCTGAGGCATCAGAGATAGGCTCCAACCCCGTGCACAGTTCCATCAGGCCAGACTTATCACCACCAGCCGCAACCCACTCAAACGCATCCTCCGTATGCCCAACGGGTAACGCCAAGAGTCGAACACTCTTGGCAATGGGAAGCAGTGCAGCCGCTACCAAGGATGCATATCGATAGCCTGGTGCGTCATTGTCTGGTACTAGCACCACCGCTAAGTCCTTAAACCAAGTGCTGTTGGCGGCAGGCCAACTCCCAGCACCAGTGTGAGACGTACAAGTAAAGACGCCAAGTGATGCCAAAGCATCAGCCGCCTTCTCACCCTCACAAATGAATATTGGCTTGCTGTAAAACCCAGCAGCCAAGACATCAGACAGACGGTAAGGGATGATCCTAGCACCCGACATTGACGCCTGGCGTGAACCGTCAGACATCACCCGCAACAACTTGTACGTCTTACCCTTGGCGTCTGAAGTTCGGAACCTCTGCTTCACGAATTGGGTGACGCCAGACTCATCCTTGTACAGCCACTCCTGCTCCAGTTCTACCTGAACTGGTGTAGTAGGTGTAGTAGGTACTGGTAACCTTGGTGTTGGTGGATGGTGTCCATTGAGACGTTTGCCAATGCCAGCCAATGGCTCGACCCACTCTGATGTCTCAGGCAGCAGCCCCATGTCCCTGACCGCTGCCCAAACGTCCTGCTGCGAACATCCACCGTGACACTTCAGCAGCAGCTTCCCGTCCTCATCCCTGACTGACAGAGACGGGTTCTTGTCTCCGTTGCCCTGTCCATGGTCAAGGACCGGGCAGGACGCCAGCCAATGTCCGTTTGCTGCTGGCCTTGAGTGTCCTAATGCCGCCGCAATCAGTTTTGCATCCATGTGCAGTTTCCAGTGTTTTTATTCTCTGCTCCAGCTCGTACACCCGACGCGCAAGTGAAATGAGGAGCAA